CGCCGCATCACCGCAAGCCTTGACGCACAGACCCCGGGCGTCAGGACCACACGACTTCTCCGTCCGCGGACGATTTGGCCTCAGCGCCCGGGGCTTGGTGTGCGCACCCCAGACCATCGACCAAACTGTGACGCGCAGTTTCATATGACACCTCCCGGGATCAGCCGGGATTATCCGGGAAACGGCGGGAAGTGATTGGAATGCAAGGGCTTGGGCGGCCCTTGGCGTGAGCTGGCGGGGCAGACGGCGCGCAAGTTCGAATGTCACCCAGCGGCGCTGCGGCGGGCAAAACGGCGCGAAATCCCCGAGTCTCCCAGCGAACCTGGAATCAAATCGGGCCTCCACGGCTGGCGATTCCAAGTTCGGCCGAAAAGCGGTGAAGCCTTTGCGATTCAATGGCTTCGCGGCACCACGCCGACACCGCCTGATGGCGAACTTGGAATCGGAACTTAGAAATCCGGAGACGCGGATTTAGCGCCTCCATCGGCCCCCGGTGATGATCAGCTCCCGCGCCTGATGCGCCTTGTTGCTGCGGGCGACCGAATAGGTCAGCCGCACCGGCCGCAGGCGGAAGCCGGCGAAGGTTTTCCGGATCTCCGGGACGTCGTTGATCGACATGATGAAGCGGCCTTTCAAGCCCCCTAAAACCTCCGCCATCTGCGCATATTCCGACCGCTCGAACAGGCCTGCGCCGTAGTCCTTCTCGCCGCCGAAGTACGGCGGGTCGAGAAAGAACAGCACGCCCGGTCGATCGTATCGGCGGATAAACTCGGCCCATGGCAGGCACTCGATCGTGACGCCGGCGAGCCGCTCGTGCAGCTCGTCCAGCATCGGCGCGAGCTTCGCTACGTTGAAGCGGGCGCCCGCCGGATCGACACCAAAATTCCGACCTGCAACCTTGCCGCCGAAGGCTGTTCGTTGGAGGTAGAGGAAGCGTGCAGCGCGCTCCAGGTCGGTCAGCGTTGAAGGGTCCGTCGCCTTCAGCCGCTCGAACTCCGCGCGCCCCGTGATCTGCCACTTCAGCATGTCCATGAAGGGCACGTAGTGGCGTTGCAGGATGCGGAAGAACGTCGCCACGTCGCCGGAGCGGTCGTTGATGATCTCGCCCTTCCTCGGCCGCCGCCGGCGCAGGAAAACGCCACCCATGCCGACGAACGGCTCGGCATAAGTATCGTGCGGAATCCGCTCGATGCTGGCGACGATCTTTTTCGCCAGCTGTTTCTTGCCGCCGATGTAGCCTGCGGCCGGCTTCACCGGCTTGTAGACAACTCCTGTACGCATCTCTTCGAATCGCTCCGGCCCGCCTACGGTCGCCGCGCTGCGCAGCAGCGGCGGGTCGGCGAGGACGGTTTCTCTCGTCGTGCGGGTCAGTCTGCCAGGATCGGCCCGCGGTTGGCAGCGTTTGCGCGCTGTCGGCCCCCGCCACTTCCGTGCCGGAGGTAACTCTCATTCGTCGAGCGCCTCGTCGAGGCTCGCCGGCATTTCGCCCGGCCGATACGCAAAGCCCGGATCGATGCCTTCGGGCACCGAGACCGTATTCAGGCTGCCATCGGACAGCCGCACCGTCTTCTCGACCATCTTTGTCGCGGGCGCCTCGTCGGAAACCTGGTAGCCGTAGCGGCGCAGATCATCGTCCGAGAGGCTGTCGACCCAGCAATGGCAGCCCCAGCCGTTCGGCGGGTAATGCGTTTGCCACCACGGATGGTCGACGGGCAGAACCGTGCCGTCCCAGCTCTCGTGCAGCGGGCGCGGATATTTCTGGCCTTCGAGATGACGATAGATCAGATAGGGGCGCGTGCGCTTGACGCGCTGGATCTGCTCCCAGCGGCCGGCGGCGTAGGCCGTCGACATGTTGGTGTCGAAAATCACGCGGCTCCGCCAGCCGCGCGAGCCGTTGTAGCTCCAGCCGTGCTCCTCGACGATGCGATCGAAGTCCTTGCGGAAGGATTCCAGCGTCTCGCCGTTCTCGATCGCCTTCATGACGGCGTCGTGGAAGTCGGCAACCAGCTCGTCCGTCATCGCGCCGGCCACGGTGAAGCTCGCCGAGTGCTCCTGTTGCCAGAGATCGGTCCAGGTCGCGGTCGGAACGTTGGTTTTCCTGCGCAGGAAGTTGATCGCCTCGGTCGGATTGGTCGAGAACGGCAGCACCTCGGCGTGCAGCGATGCCCAGGAGCAGCCGCATGCCCGCGGAATCGATGTGCCGCGATACTTAAGCATCCGGAATCTGCGCCCGTCCGGTGAGATTGGCGACGACGCGCGCCATCCGCATCAGACCCGCGAGATTTCGCTCGGCAATTCCGGGCTTCAGCTTGCGCAACTCCTCCTGGATCTGGTGCAGTGACGTCGAGCGCTCGACGACGGTGCGGATCTCGTTGATGATCGCGTCCGCACCGGCGCCGCAAAGCCGCTCGGCCTGGTCTGCGAGCGCCGCGACGGGATCGTGCACCTCCTGCATGCGCAGCGCGGCGTTCAGCGACGGCGCGGCCCGCGGCGGATCGCCGTCAAAGCCACCAAAGCCACCGAAAGACGGCGCTTGCGCCGGAGCGGTGAGCAGATCCTCGCCGCCTTCGGGCACGGGAATGCCGAGCAGCTCGTTGAAGTACGTCTTCTTGACCTTGAGACCCATCGGCACGAGCTTCGTCGCGCTCTCGACGGTCAATCGAACGTCGGTGTCCTCGGAGCGGCCGATGCGCAGGCGCGGATAAGCCTTCTGTGCGCCGAACTGCAGGTCAATGCCGGGCCGCACCAGGTCGCGGTTCAGGATTGCGCTCAGAGCCTTCGCGTCGGCGCGCTCGATGTCCTCCTGGACCTGCCGATGCTCCTGGCCGACAGCGTGTCCCCCGGCAATCGCGTCCGTCGTCGCGGTCTGGCCGAGCACGGCCTTAGAGACCTGCTGATCGAGCCAGTCGCAGCGCTTCTGATAGAGGTCGCTGCCGGGGCCAACGTTCTTGGACTCGATGAACTCAATCTCCATCGTCGCTGGGATGATGGCAGCGCAGTCGCCTGCGATGTTCGCGACCGCAGTGAACAGCGTGTCCTTGTCTCCCTGCGTCGTACCGGCCGGATATTTGCCGACTCGGACCGGCTGGCCGAAGGTTTGGCTAAAGATCGTCCAGTCGCGCTGGGTAAACGCCTTGAACATCCACGCCCACGCGACCAGGCGCGAGAGGCCGGAGCGGATCGGCAGGCCCGACTTGGCACGGATCACCGTGGTGATGAACTTGAAGGGCGCCAGCGGCGTCTCGCCTGATGATGTCATCGGCACGGTGCCGACGCCATCGGCGTTATAGTCGCCGAGAAGAAGCGGCGTCTCGCCGTCGTTGCGATCGAACCGGAACCAGCGCGGATCGCGCCATGCGAGCTTCTTGACCGCCCAGTCACCTTCCGAGGTGTCCCAGAGAATCTCGGTGATGCTGATGCCCTTGCCGATCGCATCGAGCATGTCGAACAGCTCGTCCTGGAGCGTGTCGCGCTTCAGGACGCCTTCGACCCAGGCGGCGTGCGCCTTTGCCTCCGCAGTGTCGTCGGCGGGATCGACGGTGACGTCGAGCTGCGACACCTGCCGCTTTCGCGTGCCGAGCACGCCGGCATAATGCAGATCGCGCTCCTCGATCTGCTCAGCCAGCTCGAAGAAGCGGAGCGGATCATAGGCATCTGCCGCCCTCAGGATGTTGGCGAGCCTGATCGGATTGAGACCATCGGCCGGATAGCCCGAGATCGGCGATCGCACGCTGCCGACGCGCGGGCCGGCGATCTCTTCGGTCAGGATTTCTCGCTGGATCGGGCGGCCGAACTGATCGAGGATCGGTGACGTTTTAAGGGCCATTAAAAGCCTCCTCGAATGCGTGCGCCGAGCGGCGGCTTCCACCAGCCGCGGCCGTCGTCTTCGTCATCAGGGCCGCCGGCGACCGCCTTGGTCGCGGCGGACTGATACCCGGCCTCCCAATAGTCCTGCCTCGACGCGAAATAGGAAAGCATGCCGGCAATCGCGGAATCGCCGTGGCGCGGAAATCCGTCTGTCCCCTTGAAGCGGTGATCGTCGGGGACCTTGATGATACCGCCGACATAGGCGAGCGCCTGATGATCGCGCAACACGTCGTCGTGCTTGGGACGAACGACGGTCTTGTCGCCGAAGGCCTCGACGTAAGGCGTGGCGTTGAGCCGATACCATTGCTGGCTGAGTTTCACCTCGTAGATGCCGGAATATTTCAGCGCCGCGGCTTCCGCCAGATAGGCGCCGTTGCCGGTGGCATCGAGCGCGCCGGCGCCGCGCCGCGGCAGCCGGTCGATGACGTAGAACAGGATGTCGCGCTGCTGATCGAACGGCACGTTGCGCAGCTCGATCAGGAGCGCGCACGTGCGCGTGAGATTGTCCTCGATAGCGTCAATCAGATATTCGCTACCGTCGCCACTGCGGGCGAAGTCGACGCCGAACACGTGCCGCAGCTTCGGGTCGAGCTCGTCCAGGATCGGCTTCAACTGCTCCTCGCAAAACCGCAAGGCCTCGGCCTTGCGCCGGTCCTCAGGCAGGTTCCTGAAGCTGTCCGGCTGCACCCAGCGCACGATCGGGATGCCGTCGCGCATGCAGGACTCGATCTGCACGCGCGTCAGCGCCGCGCCTTCCGACTCGGCCGGGATGCAATCCAGCTCCTGCGCCATCGCCGCGGTGCGCACGCCATAGGCGGCGCGGATCTCCGCTTCCCATTCGACTTCCGCCTCTTTCGAGTACGGCTTTCCTCTCATCAGGCAGACGCGCCGGAACAGGCCGTTTTCGATCGCCGTCCGGAAAGGGATCAAGTGCAGGCTGTACGGGATCTTGCCGGCCTTGGTCTCCAGGATCAGCTCGTTGAAGGCGTTCAGGACGCCGTTGTGGGTCGAGATGATGACGATCTTGCCGCCCCAGATCAGCAGCGCGTTCACCGCATCGAGCACCAGGCGCACGTCCTTGTGGAACGCTGCCTCGTCGACCACGACCTTGCCCTGCAGGCCGCGGATGTTCTCCGGCCGCGACGACAAAGCCTCGACGCGGAAGCCGGATGCGAAGATGACGCGGAAGGCCGAGATGAAGCTCGACGAGCCGTCGTCTTTCTGATCCTCGAACAGGAATTCTTCGATCGCGCCTTGCTCGCCGGCGACGATGCGGGCGAAGTGCGCGACGTAGCCGATGAACTCGCGGCCCTTGTCCTTGGTGTCGCCGATGTAGAACACGTTCATGCCGCCATCGGCGCGGCTCTTGGCGGCCAGCAACGTGTCGTCGAGCGCCTCGGCAAAGGTAATGCCGGTGCGCCGGCCCTTCTCGCCGAGCTTGAGATCGCTGTCGTCTTCGAGCCATTCGCGCTGATGCTTCATCAGCACGCCCTCGGCGAGCGGATCGAAGTCCTCCGGCAGCTCGGCGCCGCGCAACAGCTCTTCCGGCAGCTCGGCCGGATTGCGAGATAGGATGGTCCCAACTGAGACGACTTCGGTCATTTCACACCGCAACATCGGATTGGTGCCCGGCAAACTTGCCAGGCGAAACGAGGTGGGCCATTCTCAAGGTATGGGGAAATGGGATCAGGGTCTTGGAGCGATCGGGCTGATTGGACTCGCCGCCGTTATGACGGGGCTGGTCGCCATCGGCGCGCCGATGGCTTCTTCGCACAGCACGCTCGAACTGAAGGATTGGCTGGGCTTTGCTGGAAACATCCTTGGTGGCTTTGTGACCTTGATCGCGGCCTATGTAGCTTGGAAGGCCGTGCAGCCGCAGATTTTGGCTCAGCGAAATGCAACCCTGCTCGATGTCACGACGAGAGAAGAGGATCGTCTCGAAGCTGAACTCGCGGCCATTAACGCGCTGGACCAACTTTACTCGGCCACGGTGAGGATCCACGAAAACAAGGTGGCCAGCTTGTACTTCACCGCGCTTTCTGACGAAGGCATTTCGTCGAGTCCCTCCACCACCTACAGCACAATCCAAGCGAAAGTCGCCGGTCAATTTCCGCCCGGAATGATCCGAGTTCTCGCATTTGGATACTCTGACCTTCACGATGTATTGGCAGACCTTGATGGCGTCGAGCGGCGAATTCAGGTCGATCAGGTACACGGACGGGAGCCGACCCCGGAGAGCCTTGAAACCGCCTCCCGCCTCCGTGAATTGGTCGCCATGTCCGAGGACATCATCAGTACGTTTATGTTCAAGCTCTTCAAGAGGCGGGATCTCATTACTGATACGCTGCTTCCCATCTGCAGAGCACGCATAGAAGAGGGATTGGGCCTTCCTCACAAGCAGCCCCTTCACGACTGACCCTTACGTTTGATACCGAGAATCTTGTCCTTGATGGCGTCGACGGTCTCGGCCGACAGGCCCTTTGTCTTGGCGACGGTCTCGACGGCTTCGGTGGCCTTGCTCTTCAGCTCGGTTTCGATCTTGCGGCGGCCGTCCGCGCTGATCTTCTTGGCCTGCTCGGCAGCGACCAGCGCGCGCGAGGTCATCATCAGCATCTCGGCCGTACCGCCATCGGCCTTAAGCTCGCCGGCGTTGCCGAGCATCTCCGAGATCAGCGTCTTGATCGTCTCTGCCACCATCAGCGTGATGGAATTATCGCCGGCCTCGTCCAGCTTCGGAGCGATGATCGCCGCGATCTCGCGCGTCTCTTCCAGGCGCCGGCCGAGCAGCGCAACGCGCATGGCCGTGCGGTTGAAGGCTGAGCGCGAGATCTCCGGCACCTCGGCGCTGGCGTCATGCGCGAGCGAAGCCGCCCTTAAACGAGCATTGAACTCGTCCAGGATCTCGAGCTGCGAGAGCTTGCGTTCCTTGAGCTGCTCGAAAGCCCAGACCTTGGCTTCATCCGCCCAGTCCGGCAGCTTGTCGATCTCCGACAGCCGGCCGCGGCGCGCCTTTGCATGCTGTGCCATCGGGCGTCAGCCCTCCGGCGGGCTGGGGCGCTTGACGCCTTCGATCAACAGTCGCCGCTCGACATGCTCGACGCCCTTCGCCGCAAGGGTGACGATCCAAACGGTGCCGGCGCTCGCCTTGGTTACGGCGTTCATGTCGGCGAGCCAGTCCAGCTCGCCGCGAATCCAGTCGCGCGACTTGGCGATGCCGAAGGATTCCAGCACCTGCTGAAGCATGCTGTCGTTCGAGGTGTAGTTCCCCTGGCTGTGCAGCTCGCGCAGGATAATCAACCGCGCGTGCTCTCGAATGATGTCCCGGCTCATCGGTCAAACCCCGCCTGTTCCAAAATCTTCTCCTGAAGCCTGTCCGCAATCGCAGCCACGGGCCGAATACGCTCCGAGAGAACGGCCACGTCGCCGGTCAATCTGCCGATCATGCCTTCGAGCTTGTTGACCATGGTGTGGTCGGGCAGATGATCCATGTTGGTCTCGATGCGTGTTGCGCGGTCTTCGAGCAGATCGAGCTTTGCGACGGCGACGACGACCGTCTCCTTATCCGCCTTTCCGTCGACGAGCTTCTTGGTCTCCGTGAAGCGACGGTCGATGTCCTTCGAGCGGCCATTAAAGAGGCCGTAGAGCATCGAGGCGGCCGATAGCGCAATGGCGACCCACGGCGCCCAGTCGTTGACGTTCACTGCTCACTTCCCCTTGCTGAGCCGCTCGCGCTGCCGCTTCTGACACTCGCGCGAGGCGTCGATGTTGGCGTTGGCTTCACCGAGCGCGACGGCGTATTCGCCGACTTTCTGCCACGGATCGATTTGCTCGGTGACGACGGGATCATCGACGTTCCGCGCCAGTTCTTCGCAGGCGGGCGACAAGGCCAGGCTTTGCCTTGGCGGCGTCGGCGCCGGCAGCCGGCTTTCGACGTTGGAGGCTGTGCACCCACTCAACAACGCCAGGACGAGGGCGACAAATGGCGGCAGTAGGATCATTGCCAAACTTCTCCTGATACTCACTGAGCCGGCCCTTCGCGAGCGCCGTCGCACTGTCGGCCTCCTTCTTCAGCTCCGTCGCGGCCGCGGCGGCGTTCTTCTGCTCGCCGAGCTGAAATTCGGTCCAGGCGAGATCGCTTCTGGTGCGCTCCAGCTCGTTGCGTTGGTCCGCGTCCCTGTGGCCAAGAAGGAAGATCAGCGCTGCGGCGCTGGCGAGGCATACGACCCGCGCCAGCTTGATGAAGGGCCTGGTGGCGGGAATGAACGTCTCGACGAACGGCACATGCGCGACGACGTAAGCGGCGATCCCGACCACGGCGATGATAATCAGCGTCAACGGCGCGGTCGCGAGCTGCCAGAACAGCTCGGCCGAGAAACCGTTGACGGTCTCGACGACGTCCAGGACGCATTGCGCGGGTGAGAAGACGCCGCAGCTCATGCCGGCGCTCCCGCCGGCACGTCGGCGAGCACGTCGCCGTCGATCGCGCGCCGCGCTCTCTTGCTCTTGTAGCTCGCCCAGAACGAATAGAAGAGTGCGCCGAGCGAGGCCAGAACGCAGAGCATGACGATCGCGGTATAGACCTTCGTCAGGATCTCGGAGGAGTACGCTGCCGGCGCGATGGTATCGCGAGCCTGCTCAAGCACGGCGGTGACGGTGCCGCCGCCGATCGAGGCCTTGACGGCGTCGTTAGCGTCGACCGCCGGCTGCGCCACGTCCGAGGCATAGGCCTTGGCGTCGCCGAGCTGCTGATGTGCCGCGACCGGCTGCGGCCCGACCGATCCGGTCGCCCAGGCCTGGCCGATCTGCTTGAGATTGGCGATGCGCTTCGCCCAACCCTTACCGAAGTCTGGCCAGGTGGAGAGGTGTTGACAGAAGCCGAGCCGCCGCGCGCAGATCTCGGCGATCAGCGCGTCGTGATCGGGATGGTTCTCGATCGCCGCGAGCGTGGCTTCGCCGATGTGGCCGTCGCAATCGTTCATGCGCAAGCTTCGCTGCAGCCACAGGATCGCCTGGCGCGGCCCGGACATGATGCCGGAATCGAACACCACGACGTCGATGCCATCAGGCAGGTCGTCGCCGCGGACCGCGTCCCAATACTGGACCTTGTAGATCTCATTCCGCTCGGCTTCCCACGCCGGCGTGAAGCGCATCGCCTTGGTGAGCGGCTGGATGCGGCGGCCCTTGCGTGTGCGAAAGCCGTCATAGACGCGCTGGATGATGCCTTCGAGCGTGACGCCGCCGGGATCACGGGGATGGTTCGCCCAGCCGCCTTCGTAGGCGAGAATGACCGGCATGCTCTTTGGGAAGTTCTCTCTCATTCGAGCATCCTTCCGAGCTTCTCGGTGATGACGTTCACGCGCCCGGCGTCGATCATCCCCAGAACGCGCGCGGCGCCCCGTGAGAGGTCGATGGCGACACCGGTGGATTTGGCAGGCCCGCGGTCGTTGACGCGGCAGATGACGCTCCGGCCGCGCCAGTGCACGCGCACCAGCGTGTCGAAGGCAAAGGTCGGATGGGCGCAGGTCAGATCGTCGGCGTCATAGGTCTCGCCGCTGGCGGTGTAACGGCCGGTCTGCTCGCCGGACCAGGTCGCGACGCCGGCATAGACCATCTCCGCGCGCGCGGGCGCGGCGGAAACCATCAGCACGAGGGCCACGCATGCCCACGTCAAAGCGCTTTTGAATGAAGGTTGAAGCAAGCTGGCCCCCGGCTGAGGAGGCCACAATCCCGGAATTGCTCGAAATGTCCGACCCTGACAGGTGTCAGGCCGGTGATGTTCCGGTGCGCTACTCTCGCACAGGCTGCGTAGAAGTCAAAACAGCCTGCCTTGCTTGTCGTTCTTCGGCTTGCCATGCCGCGCGCGGTGACGGTGCACGGTGCGCTGGGTCAGGCCGAGCTGCTGCGAGATCTCGGTCGAGGATTTGCCCTCTCGATCGAGAGCATAGACGCGCTCGGCAAGCGAACGGACGAATTGCCGGTAGGTTCCACCGACGTGCAGCGGGATGTCGATGCGCTGGCCGCGGCCGTCGACCTCGAAATGTGCGCAGATCTTGCGGGCCAGCTCGATGCCGACGCACTCGGCCAACCAATAGCTCTCATAGCCGTCCAGAAGCTTGCGCTGCGCTGGGAAGTAGACGCGCCGTCCGCCGTGCTTGGCGGCGATCATCAGGGCGGCGGTCTCACCTGCCACCTCCGCGATCTCCGCCAGCACGCCGGGCAGCACCTTCGTCATCGTTTCGGCTTCATTCGCTTGGGCTTCATCTGCGGCGTGAGGACGGTGATGACGACGCCCTTCATCACGACGTAGTGAAAGCCATCGGCGGCGATCGTCATCTCGCGGGCGCCGAGCTGCTCGGCCGCGCCGGCGGCGCGATCGAGCGACTCGGCCAGGTGCCGGCGCAGGCCCTCGACGTCGAGCCCGCCAACGCGCTCGATGAAGCGGAGCAATGCGTGGTCGCAGACGCGCAGCGGCCGGGCCATGGCTCACCCCGCGCGCCAGGCCGCGCCCGGCCCGGCACTGGCGAAGGCCGCGCCAGCGCCCTTGCGCGGCCGGTAATCGCGCTGTTGCGAGCGCACCAGGTGCGACGGGCAATAGGGAGTGCATTCGTCGTTGGCCTTCGGAGCGCCGCAGAAGAAGAACCCTTCGGCTTGGGGGTCGCCGACCGGCCAATGGCAACACGCATTGTCGAGCTGCGCGAGCGTGCGGCGCTGCTCCGGTGGGATCTGCTGGTCGATGATGCTCGGCGGTATTGGCGCATCCTTCGGCGGCAGCTTGACTGGCCTGCGCGCAGCCGCGTCGGTGATACGCTGGCGCCTTTTGGCCCGGGATTGCCCGGCGGCGCGGCTCTTCTTTCGGTTTGCCTCGGAAAGGCCGCTCCGGTGGACTTTGCCGATGACCGCGTTGCGGGTGACACCTCCGATCTCGCCGGCGATCCGCGCCGCCGAGAGGCCGCTGTTGAAAAGCGCCAGGGCGACGCGCGTGCGCGCCGCCGTCCAGCCTTTTTCGCGCCGGGCTTGGTCGAGATCGCCGGCAGCGAGATCGGCCCGAGTCACGACAGTTGCAGCGCTCATGCCGACTCTCCTGCCTGGTCGAGCCGCGCAAGCGCACCGCGAAGCTTGTTGCCGAGCGCCTTCTGGACTTCGTCGTAGTCGCGGGTGGACATCGTTTCCCATGGCCGGTTCTGGCGGACGATCTTGCCGGCGTAGAACTGCAGATCCTCCATCGGATCGACCGCCTGGCCGACCGCCTTGACGGCGCCGATCTCGATCAGCTTCTTCCACTGCGCATTGAGGATCGCGCGCTTGCTGGCGATGACACGGTCGCCTTCGGTGAGGTCGTCGAGACCACGACCGCTCGGCCACTCGACGCCGCCGGCGCGTTCGAGCCACGACTTCAGCCCTTCGATCGCGCTGGAGGCGGCCTGCGCGTCCTTCAGGAAACGGACATGCGAGACGCCGGTCTGCCGCTGCAGGAATGCCAGCATGGCACGGTCGGTGCGCTCGCGCACAATGCCGAGATTGTAGCCGGCGATCCACAGCGCGCGCAGCTTGCCGCCGATGGCGCTATCGAGGCCTACGACCGCACCGCGGATCTCGGCCTCGCCGGCGACGCTACGCAGATCCTCGATCACGCGACCGGCCTCGCTGGTCGTCAGCTCCTTAGCGGAGCGTTTTCCGTTGGCGCGCCGCGCGAGGAAGTCGCGATAGGTGTCGTCGTCGAACTTGGCTTTGGCCTTCAGCACGTGGATGGTCGAGATCATCGACGTGGTCGCAAGATGGGCAGACAAGGGCATCGAGTACTCTCCTGTTTGAAACGGCTTTTCTTGTTGATCAGGCGGCGACCTGGCCGTCAGCCTGGTCGAGGAACAGCGCGACCGCATCGGCCACCACGTCTTCCGGCTTCTCGCCGGTGTTGGTGCAGTAGCGGCGCAGGGCGGCATCGAGCGCGAGCCCGAGGTCATAGCCGCCGGTGCGCGGCGTCGGCTCGGAGAGCAGCGTGATGGATCGCGCGCGGCGCGGCAGGAAGGTGATCCATCCGCGCTCCTGCAACCCGCGGAGAAGTTCGACGACGCGTCCCGGTGACTTCAGTCCCAACATTGCTGCAAGCTCCCTTCGGCTCGGCGTTTGTCTGTGTTTGGCTTGGTGACGCTCGATCAGCTCCAGGCATTCGCGCTGCCGGGCTGTGAGGCCGATGCGGATGAGAGCCGGCGTCATGCCGCCGACTCCGAAATCTCGGCGCCGAACGGCTCGACCTCGAACATCTCGCGGCCCTTCGGGATCGAGACGCCGGGAATCGTGCGCGCGAGGTCCGGGTTCTTCAGCATTGCATCGCGGTCGATCTCGACTTTGACGCGCAGGAAGTTGCCGTATGAAGCCGCAGTCGGGAGGTCTTTCTTCTCGACCGCCTCGGCCTTCTTCAGCGAGATCAGCTCGACAACGGCATCTTCGCCGCCGGTAATTTTGACCTTGGGCGGGTTGTTGCGCCACTTCACGGTGCCGGTGCCGAAGTCGACCGTCTTGGTGCCGCTGTTGCCGAGCAGCTGCTGACGGTTCGCCGCGCAGTACGTGTGCAAGCCCTTGTAGATATCCTCGGCCTGCTTGAGGAACGGCGCGGCGAGATCCTCGGCGGTCTTCTTGGCGCCGGCCAGCGCCTGGTTCAGATCCGCTTCGATGCGCATGATCTCGATCGCGACCTTGCCGTATTCGGCGATCATCTCGGCCGCCTCGCCGCGGTTCTGCGGAATGCGGACATCGGCTGCCGCGGCCTTTGCTTTCACCATGGTGGGTCTACTCCTGACTTTGGGTTGGAACGGTGGTCGGTGAACGGCCGAAGCCGAGCGCCTCTAACGAAGCGCCGACGACGGCGATCTTTTCGAGGGTCTCGCGGCGCAGCTCGGCGCGCGCGGGCGTGCCGCGCGGCTGCTCGTCCATGCGGTTGGCGGTCTCGAACATGTCGTAGGTGAGATCGGCGACGTCCTGGAGCCGGACGAGGTACGCCGCCATGGCGATGATCTCGACGGTCGAGGCCTGCATCGCGAAACGCTGCTTGGCCTGGTGCGAGGAATGACCGACGATGGATTCGGCCACCGCGCTGGCGTCGACCGCGGAGATCTGCGAAGCGAGCTTAGCTTCGATCATGCCGGCGACGGTCGTCATGATGCGCCTCCGTCGGGTCTCTGGCCTGAGAGGATGCGAGCGACGATGCGGTCGAGCCGAGCCTTCGTGAGCGAGACGACGTTGGGGCCGCCATCGACGCCCATGTCGATCGGCACGACGTTCGAGGCCGGCAGCTCGGCCGCCCGTGCCATCGCGTCGAACGTGTCGTTTGCGATGCCAAGCTCCATCAGCCCGACGCGGGCCATCGCGGCGCGCAGCTCGCGCTTGAACTCGGCCGCCTCATAGGTCGTCATCGGCGCACGGCCGGAGACCATCGCGTCGAAGCGGTCGTAGAGCGCTTGCAATTGTCTGGTGACGCCCATCATCGCGTACCGTCCGGAATGCGCGAGTTCGGGCACTTGGCAATGCCGCCGAGACCGCGGCAGGTGCGATAGCAGCGGCTGCTCGCCTCCGAGGAAAACGGCGGCACGACCTTCTGGAAGTCCAGGCATTGATCGCGCCCCATCTCGCCGTACACGGGGCACATGACCGTCGCGCCGAGTAGCGCGCCGCGCACCTTCTGCTCGACGGCACCCATGTCGCCCTTGTAGTTCTTGGCGAATACGTGGGAGAGCACAGCGGCGGAATAACCGATGTTCTTCGCCGCGCGTGTCGCGGTGATGCGATCGGCTTCCTCCGCCAGCGCCTGAATCCAATCCGGGGCAGGATCGCCCCAAGCCGCGCGCGCTTTCTCTATGAAGGTCTGTTTTTCATACCTCACGACTTCACCTCCTTGGCGATCGGCGCGGTGCCCATGAACTTCTTCAGGTTGGGGTCCCAGACCGACTTGCCGTTGATGTGCTTGAGGCTCGGCGGCAGCGGGCCGGTGTCCATGCCGGGCTTGAGGCGCCAGGCCGCTGCGCCACCGCGCCCGTTGACGCCGCC